ATCTGCCGTAAGCTGATTGCAGCTTTCCTAGTCCGATGAAGAAAGGCGGCAAAGGCGGCAAAGGTTCCGGCGGCAAGAAGGGTTACTGATGGCTGGACGTCCGGGCCTCTATATGAACATCGCCAGAAAGAGACGCAGGATTGCTGCGGGCAGCGGTGAAAAAATGCGCAAGCCAGGCAGCAAAGGTGCGCCTACTGAGAAGGCATTTCGCATGAGCAAGCGCACCGCGAAAAAGGCCTAGGTCTGTTTCTTTGGTTTCAGGCTTTCAAGCGCATGGAACACCAGCTGGATGACGCTGTTGTCCTTCAGCTTTGACATGCCGATGATTTCACTGGCAGCAGTGACGACAATCCAGAACCAGGGCTCAGCGAGGAAACTCATTTGGCTTGGTTGCAAGAGCAACCCCAGCTTCGCTAGCAAGCCAATCGCTGACAACGCACTGCTGAATCCAGGCAGAGACAAGGATCTCTGACAGCTCTGTCAATTCATCCCACTCGCCAGCCTCGTAAAGCTCCTGGATTTTGCGCAGCGTTATTTCCTTGCGCAGCTCCAGCTCGATCGAGGTTTTGATTTGCTGCACAGGCACGAAGCCGGCTGCCCTTGTTATGGAGTGGTTTCTGCAAGTCGGCAACCGTAGTATTTAGCTATCTGCACTGGTTCTATGGCCGAACAGCCAGAAGAAAAGGAGCAACAGGACCACGGATGGCTGGGCGATCTTGTCAGGCTTGGCATCCTGGCTTGGTCGATGGCGATACTTACCGCCAACTATTTGGGCATCTTTAAGCAAGCCGTCGATCCAACTTTCCCGGCCAGCCTTCTTACTGGGACGGCGGCGACTTACACGCCAGCTCTGGGCAAACTCAACAAAAAGAAAAAAGACGAGACTAAATTAGATTCGACCACTACAACATCGACGACCAAATGAAACGGATCGCACTTGTAGTAGGCATCACATTGGCAACTGCAACGCCAGCCACAGCAGACATTGCGCACCGCATTACTTCATCGGTGGCACTGACTGTTGACGCCGCGGCCAGCAACGCAACACGAGTTCCTTCTGTCTATTCGGTGAGCGGTACGAACGTGACCCCGTCTGACGGCACTACATCAGGCAGGATCGGCGGGCTTGGTGCGCTGTCATCTGGCACAGCCGTTGGCTACAGCCCCACAGAGGCCACCATCACCACCGCCGGAGACGCGTTCTCCTTCAGCGAGTCGTTCATTGAAGGCGACGACGTTGGCACCTCAACGTCAGTCAGCTCTGGCGTGGCGGCAAGCCTCCCGGCCTGGGGCAACACGGTCACTTCGTCGGGCGGTGTGGCTGGGTCTCTCGCAGGCTCAGTGGCCAGTGACCATGCACTGTCCATCACGGCAGGCGGGGCCGGCACCACAGCCCAGGCGCAGACGTCGGTGTCGCTAGAGCTGCAATGAGGCTGCTGCTAGTTCTGCTGCTGTTGGCAGGGCCAGCTGGCGCGGTGCCCATCGTGCCGTCGTTTCAGTCAGGGACATTGAAGTCAACCACGACCACCAAAACCAAATTGCTAGAGACGATCAACAGCTACGAGTACAACACCGGGTACGAGTGGGCTGTCGGGGGCACGAATGTGGCGCCATCAGGGTCACTGACGTTTAGCGGCAACACCAACAGCCAGACCATCAACGGTGTGACCAGCGGGCAGAGCCAGCTCAACCTCGGCAACAAACCCAACTTCTCTGTCGTCAACGAGGGTGCGCCCTTCGATTATTTCGAGCGGTACTACGGCCCTGGGCTGTCAAACCACACCCACATCATCCGCGAGACGGATTCGGAGACGATTACGGACAGCCTGTCGATCTTTACCCAATGAAGCGGGCAGCACTGTTGCTGGCGTTGTGTTGCTCGCCGGCTCATGCGCAGATGTCATCGACCGCAGCGCCAGTGGCTAACAGCTCAGGCTCAGTCACCAACCAAGCGGTGCAAGTCGTGCCCAGCTCGACGATGCGATACAACTTTTCGGCAGGCACAAACTGCCCTTCGTCGACTTTGACGATCAATCCGTTTGTGTCGTCGACATACGGCTTTGCAACCCCATACGAGCCGTACTACATGGACCCCGTCTACTCAGATGTAGATCTAGAGGGCGCCTTTGATCCAGAGGGCCGCCCGATTGGGGATGGTTACGTTGATGCGCCTGGCCAGGTGCTCTACTACAAGCCGGTCAGGACTGGGCAAAAGAACAACACCTCTATCAATGGAGGCATCACCGCACAGATCACAATCCCCCTCGACCGCCGTGCTCAGCGGCTGTGTCTGCAAGCGGCTGAAAAGCAGGTGCGAATAATGCAGTCACAGCTAGAAGCAAACAGGCTCAATTACGAGCTGAAAAGGATGAAGCATTGCGGCGAGCAAGCAAAACTTGGTGTCACCTATGCCAGCTGGAGTCCGTTCAAAGACATCTGCAAGGACATCGTCGTGGCACCTGCCCCTGTTGAGCAGCACACCCACAAGCTCATGACTTCAGACGACGCAAAGCCATAAGGGCCCTGTTGCGATCACGCTGGGCCAAGCGGCGTTCTCGCAAACTCTCTGGTTTTGCCGAACGACGCTTGAGGATTTTCTTCAAAATCTTTTTGACGACTGGTTTCACGAGTTTCAGCAAGATGTCACCCAACGGTTTCGCGAACACCGCTGCCGTTGTGGCAACTGCTGCGATGGAGGCAGTCGTCATCACCACAGGAAGGCCCGGCAGGTAGTTGCCGACCACCTCTGGCAATGGCAATGGCTCAAGGATTGCTACGCACTTGCCGTCGACTATTTCGTACCCCGTGATGATTGCAGTCTGTTGTTTGTTCTTCGCACCTGTAGGAATCATGTCGGCCGCAGGGCACGGCAATTCCGTGGCTACGTTTAGTGCGGGCTGATTGCCTCCGGAAGAGTGGGTGGCCGGCTGTTTGCCAAGGGCAGCCGGCTTTTCTTGTGGATCAACTCTTGGCGGTTTAGTCCTGCTGTATTGCAGCGTGCCAGGAGTAAACGTCAGCGGGTTATACGACGGCATCGTGCCATCGCACAGCACGACATTCCCGCGAGGGTCCTCCCCATAGACAACTGGATCACCAGCTGCATCGCGGCGAGATTCAACACACCCCGGCACTTCGACGACCGGAAAACCTATGGGTGCAGTGACAGGGGGATGAGCAGGTAGTACCGGGGGAAGCACTACCCGCGCATCAGGAATCTGCCGGATCCCTATGTCCCTGATACCTATGTCAGGTATGTCCTGCAAATCAAGGACGTAACGTCGGGATGGCAGGGCCAGTCACAGTGGGCATCGGAGGCATGACTGTGTGCATGTCCGCAACCTTTTCCAGCATCTGGGATTTCATGCTGTTAAGCGTTGACGGCAAGCTCTTGAAAAAGACCAAGCCGACCACCGTGTTTGTGCAAGCAAGCGCAAACCCGACGCACCCAATGACGTTGACGAACTTCTGCATCAGAACTTCCACATCAGGCCTTTTTTGAAGTTGGTGCTCAAATCACCAGTACCGGTGATGCCGGACAGCTCTCCGTAGACCGACAGGCTGCCGTCAGCCAAGACATCGAGCGAGCCGTAGATCTTGCCGCTCAGCTCGGTCTCGCCGTCTTCGCCGTCGACCTGGATGAACGCAGGGCCAAGCTGACCGCCAGCACTCCAGCCGTCACCGGCATAGGAGTAGCCAACGTGCGTTTCAATCGTGCGGCCGACAAAATCCGTGCCAACACTTGACGAGTTGATCTCTGGATTAACGTAAAAATTGCCTTCAGCTTGGGCTGCAGGGGCCAGCAGAGCAGCAGCAGCGAAAACGGTGAGTGCCTTCATAAGAAGAGGAACTAAACGCGCCAACGCTACCGATTGTTCTACGACCCCGCAGATGTAGTTAGCAACTTATGAAGTTGGCTCGGTCGGCCAGGTCACATTGTGAGGCCAATCGTCACCAGATGACGCCGGCAGATCTCTCAGGGCTTGTCTGTATGTGCCCCAGGCAGTGGCGTTTGCAGAGCTGTCAGCCAACTGGGTCCAGTCAGTGTCAGCAAGTTTTTGATCGCGCTCAGTGCGGACACGTTTTGCTGCATCAGCATCGACCTGGGCTCGATATGCCGCTTCGTTATTAGCAGCAGTGGTCACGTTGCCTTCGTCGTCAGTGGTATCGGTAAAGACCGGACCAGCGACAAAGCGGGTGAACCATTGACCGTCGATTTGCTCAACACCATCACGGACGCTGACGCCATACGGTGCAGTCACGGTTGCCTCTGCACCATTCAGCACAGGGTCATAACCAAATCCATCAAGGATGTCGGCAGTGATGACTTTGGGAAAACTTGTGTTTGGGTAACTTGCCTTAAATTGGCTAATGGTGGTTACAGCACCAGATTCACGATTACGAATTTCCATGGTTAGTTAGATAGTTGATGGGTTAGGCAATGGCAAGGAAAACGTAAGTCCCGCCACTAGCGTTGTAATCACCGCCAGTTCCGTTGATAGTAAATCCAGCGCTATATGCGTCAATCCAATCTACGGTGTTATTTTGAGCGTCGGTAGTATTCAGCTTAAAGAATGGATCGCTACCGGTATTAATACCGCGACCTGTATCCGCGACGAACCAATCTCCAGAGGCATCGGTTCTTTTAACTATTACAAATCGAGCGCCATTTGTAAATCCACAGTCAATGTTGTTGCCAGCGCTGCCTGTGCCTGTATAAGAGCCGACTTTACTGAATTCAGAATCGCCCCACAGAAGCGCGAGGTATTGGTCTCCACCGCCGCTAGTGCCCGGGTTTCCACCGACACGAAACGTTGATGACGTCGGGGCAGTCTCATTCCAAGCACTCGATGAGCCTGTGCTGTTGATTGGAATTCCATTATCATCCAGCCAAAAAACTTTTCCTGCTCCAATGTCTTCGTGGTAGCAATTCCAGCTTCGAGCTGCATTTACCCTTTTCACCCAAATCATCTTTGGAACGCTGCCAAGGTTGTGATTTATATTTTCAGCTGTACCTGCTGATTTGTATCGAACAACGTCAAGAAACCCTGGATTGCGCTTAAACATATAAGCACGCAAGTTTGTATTTGCACTGTCGCTTGACTGAGACCAGCCATCGTGGAAGTCCCATTGAAGAGCTGACCCACTAGATTCGCCACTATTGATGCTAGTAAATACATAGTCTTGGCCCATCAATCTTGTGCTTAACAATGCGTGGCTGCCACTCATATCTCGACGTATAGCTAAGTCAGGCGGAAAACCAGCAGTGAATTGAGGCGGCGAAGGGCTGGTAGCAATGTCTGTATCTGTTTGATATACATCTGTCGCGGCTTCGGCAGGTTTATTGGGACGCCGAATTGCAATGTAAGCAAAGCTGTCGCCACTGTAATTAGTGTAAGTACCACTGCCCTGTGGGATAAATCCTGTAGGCGTTAATTTAATTCCACTTGCAGTTGCTGTTGAAGATTTATCGTTGGGAGAAATTTGATCAATGCCTCCATCCCAGCTCAAATCGCGCCAAATATCACATAACTTCCAAACTGTCTGGTCTCTGCTTGTGTTTTTAATCAACAGCCATTGTGGCTCAAAACCTAGTTCGACGTAATTGCTGTCAGAGGTGCCGTCGCCTGTATAGCTTCCGCACTTGATGATTGCTTCATTCCCGCTTTTGCCAAATTGTTGGTCGTCGTGAGCAAAGATGTAGGCAATATATTCATTACCAGATTGATTGGAAGTAGAAGATGATCCAACCGTAAAATGCGTGCTAGTGGGAGATGTTGTAGTGAAGGTATAGCTAGACCCTGCAGCTCCATCTTCTGTCTGCAGCAAAAGCCTATTTACTGTGCCTGTAGAAATTGATCTATGCCAAACAGCCCAGTCGCCACCAGTTACACTGCGAACAATAACCACGCCAGGTGTGCTCCCCAGCGAATGGGCCACCGTCCTAGTAGAACCCGTGCCGGTATATTTTACGCAATCGAAAAATCCTGGACATTTCCGAAAAGCCCAGGCTACATAATCGTGACTTGAATTATTTACTAAGATATTGCTACCAGCGCCTTCAAGAGTATAACCATTTGAGTTAAAACCGTTTACCAGGGTGTCTGAAAATTGGCTGCTGGTAGTGTTGCTTGCAAGGTTTTGCGAAGTGCCTCTCTCGCTGTCAACTAAATTATGGTCTGTAGTAGTGTTTGTTCTATTTTTGATCCAAAGGAGACCACCTTCGCCAGCCATGTCAAGGCCATTATTAACTGCCGTAGTTGATTGGTAGCCAGTGTAAACATGAGTATGGAACACGTCATCGACGTACACTTTGTCGCCACCTGCCCCAGCGGCTGCCAGGGCTTGTTGTTGAGTAATAGGATCCATAATCAGTTCACATAATCGACGAGAGCAGCACCGCGATAGCGGGTTCCACCGTCGTCAGTTACGAAAAAGAAGAGGTGGGTCTTACCAGTAGTAAGAGTGGGGGCAGTGTCAGCGTTGAATTTGACGCTAGAAGGCCAAGCAACAGTCCCAGAGGTGTGGGTCAGCTCAAGAGTGAAAGAGCCGACAGTGCCGCTTGCAGGCGGGTTGGAGAAGGTAAACGTGGAGTTGCCGTTGATGGTTTTGGTGAAATAGTTGCCAGTGCTTAGATCAATGTCCAGGGCGCTGACAGCTTCAGCAGCTTGCTTGTAAGGGCCATCAACAGTCAGGCCACCGTTGTGAACACTCGCAGCGGTAAAGGTTTGGGCAGGGGTGAACGTTTGTGCAACGTCCGTCTTTGCAGTGTCAGCATCAAACGCCTGAACAGTTGACCCGATAGCAGCGGTCAGGTCAGCGCTGATTTCTGCATTGACAAAAGCAGTCGTTGCAATCTGCGTGGTGTTTGTGCCTTGTGCCGCTGTAGGCGCAGCAGGGGTGCCGGTAAAAGTTGGGCTATCGACGTTTGCCTTGTTTGCGTTTGCGACCAGAGTCGAAATCGAAACCTCTGCGTCGCTGCCTGAGTTGTCATAAATGACAGCATCGGCTTTTAACTTGCCGTAAGCCATGATTAGGAGATGAGGGTTAGTTGAGAGTTCTGTCCGATGGTGAGGACAGCACCGCTTTGCAGTGCCACCACCGGGCCCATAAACCCGGCATTTGTGTTGGCCGCAATCGTCTTGCTAGCCGTCATGGTTTGGGGAGTTAGAACAAAGGCAGCATCAATAGTGGTGAAGGACAAGTTGCCGCTGGTGTCGCCAGTCAGCGCCTGGCCGGCAACTGATGGCAGCGACGTAGGCAGCGTGAGGTTGTACGTCGCACTGGCCGAGTGCGGAGGCGACGACAACGACACGCCATGGTTGTTATTCGAGCAATTCAGAGTGATCTTTCCGACCTGACCGCTCGACGTGCCATCGCCTTTGATAACAGTCAGATAGTTGGTTGCGTAACGCGCTTCAGGATCAACCGCGAAATACTGCTGCCATTCCCATTTAGTGCTCGATGAGTTGTATTGGAGGCGAACTGTCAGATCAGACGAGCCGACAAAGCCTGATGGCACCCCTGAAACAGCGCTGCTGCTTTGCACGCCGGTTGAATCGACAACCTCAACCCGGTCTTCGTTGGCAGGGCTGCTTGGCAGGTTCGCCAAGGCAGCAATAGGCGAATAAAACGCAGCGTTCGCCACGGCCGCTGACGCAGCATTTGCCGTTGCAGTTGCCGCGTTTGCCGTGGTTACAGCGTTCGAGGCATTGGTTGATGCAGTTGTAGCGGTGTTGCTTGCAGAGTTTGCTGTTGTATTCGCAGTGTTCGCCAAGCTGATAGCAGATGTAAATCCACCTTGCCCGTCTGATTGGCGTGAGTTGTTCAGCGCCGTTGTGGCATTAGTCGACGCAGTGTTTGCCGTAGAAATGGCTGACGCCGCATCTGTTGCAGCAGAGGTGGCCGATGCCTGCGCAGCTGTTGCGCTTGTTTGAGCTGCTGTGGCGCTGGTCTGCGCAGCTGTTGCTGACGTCTGAGCAGCTGCCGCGTCAGTCGCTGCATTGTTTGCAGAAGTCTGCGCATTAGTCGCAGCCGTCTGAGCTGCCGTGGCGTTGGTGTTCGCCGTGTTTGCTGTTGCCGATGCAGCGTTAGCTGTTGTGACCGCAGCCGACGCATTGGTTGACGCCGTATTCGCCGTAGCGATTGCCGTGTTGGCGTCTGTCTGGGCAGCAGTTGACGCTGCAGTTGCCGCGTTTGCGGCTGTAGTTGCGGCCGTCGCGTCATCGGACGCCAGCTGGTTCTTGTCCTGAACTTCCTGCACTGCGTACAGGTTTTGCTTGTCTGACTTATTGAGGTCTTCTGCAATCAGGTTTGAACCGTCCTGCCACGGCACCAACTGCGCGCTGGTTGGCGTCTCACGAATAATCGTCAGTGTTGACTGCGCAGACGGTGCAGCAGTCAGCGTGATCTGCGTGTCCGTAGTCCAGTTGTAGTCAGTACCATCGACCAACAACGCCGTATGCGT